ATCTTACTGCTTCTTCCATTGTTAGTTCTACACTAACACCACTGTAAGGATTAGTTCTAGTTATTGTGTCTGTCATATTAGGGACAATATAGGATAAGTCTAACATTGTCAAGTCCTTTTCTCAATGGTCCATGCATTCCAACGCATTTCAGGGTCTTTGACAGGGTCCTTGATTGGTGTTTCTAGTGGCTCTCGCCTTGGTTCAATGGATGTGACTGCCTGTGTATGTTTAGCAACAAAATCCATTAAACATCTATGATTACAAAAGAAATGCCAAATACTATCGCCACCATTTCCAAACATACTCTTGCCATATCTATTTGTAACTTTCTTTGTTCTTAATACTTTGTTTCCTTTGCTACCTCTTATTCGGTCAACTGTATGTATAGTATGACACTCAGGACCATGACACCAATTAAACGTCATAATTTGGTAACCCCCCAAACATTGACACCACACCAGCAAAAGAAATTAAAAGTCCTAACATTTTGTGGTCGCCACTATGTACAAAAGTTATTACACCTAACATTGCTAATACAAAGCCTGTTAGTACCATTAGTAATCTTCCTATTATTTCGCCATTCATTAGTGCCTCACTTTCCAACTTGTAGTCGCAGTTCTATAACCATGACTATCTAAATCGTAGTACACATAGTAAGGCACACCTTTTTTTGATGTACCATATCTGCTTTTTTCGTCATGCTTACCTTGTCTTGTTATGTGTTTCTTATGCTTACTTGCCCAGTAAGTTATATAAAATGTTTTAGTCATATGTATTTCTCTCTTTCTGTGCCTATCCTATCATTGATAGGATAGGTTGTCAATAGCTTAATTTAAGCTATTTTCTTTCTGTTGTTTTTCGTACAATAGTCTTGCCTCAATTTTGGCTTTCCTATCTACATTCTTATTCTTCATGCCTTTTATTCTTTCAGCAAGATTTTTAGGGTTATATATTACAAGTCCTGTACTATTAGTTCTAATTATTTCTGCGTCAGTAATATTTAAACCAAGTTCAGTACAAAGTTCCAATGCCTCATCTAAATATTTATAACCTTTTAAACCAACTTTAATTTCTTTCATTTGGTCTAAAATAGATTTGATCCATTTTTGATGAGCAATAACAAATTGACCTTTGGCTTGTTTCCAAGTGATTAAGAAATTAAATTCTTCTTTAGTACAAGCAATAGACCTATCTCTACAATAATCTCTACCAATTAAATCTAATTGGTATTTTTCATTCCATTCTTTGCCATAACCTTTGTCATCATTACCAAGATAAGTATTGTTATTGTCAACATATTTTGTTTTGTGTGGGTTATTATCTTTGCCCTCTTGTTCAATCAAAATATCAGGGTTGCAATCTTCCTGTGCTTTTAGTTCATCACGAAACAAAGCATAACCATATTCATTATCTCGCCAAGCATTATGGTTGCTATCAACATCAATAGAACCATTTAATCTAAAATCAAAATGTTTTTCAATTTGTGCCTGTTCCATTTTAACATTGTTGTCATAGTCCCTTGTTTCTTTCTCGCCCATATAATGAAAATGAAAGCAACTATCTTTGGCAATCGTACTTACATTCTCAAACTTATTTTGTAAGTAGTATGCTTTCTGAACATCATCTTCGGTATAGTGTCGTCTAACTATACCCTCTGCTACTTTCCAAGCATTGTCATTTATGTCAATCTGATTTGCTTTCAGTTCGTCATACTTTTGTTTCTCTTGCGTGTCCTCTTGTTCAAGGTGTACCCTCATTCTATTTGCTATCTTGTTTCGGTACTCTTGATTTAATCTTATAACACTTGACAATAGGATAGTCAAGCATTATATTTGATTTATGAATAGACATAAAAAAATAGAGGTTGAAACACTATCGGATAATTTTAAAATGTCAGATAAAAGCACTTTAATAATGATTAGAGATTTATTTGAGATGGTAAAAGATAATAACGAGCTTATTCAACTGATGGATAAAAGAATTAAGTTATTAGAATTAAGATTAAAAAATTAATTCTATAGGATTATTACTAGTATAGGGCGCCTGGACATTTCTGGGCTATATTCTGGGTCGAGTGTCAAGCAAGGCAGTGCAGGGGTGTAGCTATGGACCTGCAACGCCCATTAGCCACTAGTACTGATCCCTGGTCACAGTAAAGGGCAAGTTTGTACCCGGCCGGGACGCTGTGACCAGGGATCAGTGGCAAGGCGCACGCGTGTGCCCCCGCTGGTCCTAAGAAAGGAATTATGAGAAACGGTTCAGAAAGTATTAAAGTATTAATTAACCACTGGCGCTGGCTCGAGGCCAATGGATATAAAAAAGAAGCTGCAAGCTGCAAGCTTCAGGCGGCAAGCTTGACAAGAAAACAATATAATGATATTGTATCCCACAATATAAAGGAGAATAAAAAATGACTGAAACAAGAAAACTAAAAGAAATGTTAAGTAAAGGCTGGAAAGAAATCAGAGCTTCTAAAAATAAAACGTGGCCGCGATTTGGAATTGAAATGTTTTTACTTCAATGTATAATTCAGTGCAACAAAGCATTAAACGAGAAAGAAAAAAATGAAGACACAACAAGCACTTAAAATTATTGGAGGTAGCTTAAGCAAACCGTCAAAGATGCCTGGCTGGTCGATAGGTTTACCTGCCAAGGAATGTAAGACAGGCGGCAAGCTGCAAGCTGTCAAGGGCTCTGTCTGTTATGACTGTTACGCTCTCAAAGGTTGTTACGTCTTCAAGGTGGTCCAGGATGCACAGTATCGAAGGCTGCGAGCTATACAAGACCCAGCATGGGTCCAGGCAATGGCACACCTGATCAACAGCAAGAAGCCCGATGTGTTTAGATGGCACGATTCAGGCGATGTACAAGATCTAGATCATTTAAATAAAATTTATGAAGTCTGCAGGTTAACACCTTCTAAGCGTCACTGGCTCCCGACTCGTGAAGCATGGATCAAGCAGCATCTGGCAGAGAAGCCAAACAATTTAGTCATACGATTTAGTGCGCCGATGGTAAACCAGGCGGCGCCTGCTTCGTGGCCCAACTCTTCGGAGGTGGTGACAGCTGGCGCAACATGCCCGGCAGCTCAACAAGACAATGAATGCAGAGACTGCAGAAACTGCTGGAATCCTGAAATTAAAACTATAAAATACGGCAAACACTAAAATGTTTAGACACCCAAAATATTATAAAGAATTACGCAAGCGTAATAAATCGGATCAGGTCATTAGCCCCAGGGTTGCGACGGCATCGGCGAGGCGTGCACCTGATTCGGGCAAAGAGCTAGGTGAGGTCCAGCCC